AGGTCCACGGCGCCCCCACCATCGGGAGCGTGAACGTGATCCGCGTCAGCCTTCGCTGCGATCTGCTGGACAAGTTCCGTGTTCGCGTCCTCCTGCGTCTGAAAATTGCTGCGACTCAAAGGCCCCGTGCCGTTAGTCAACACAACGTCAGAAGTCGTAACCGTGACTGCTCCCCAAGGTTCACCGTTGGACAAAGGCGGGTCTCCCCCACCTCCATCAGCATCAGGTGCAGCAACGTAGCCATACGCATAGTCACCGCCCACATGCACAGCAGCAGCATCCTTCGACCTGCTCAAATACCAGCGCGCACGCTCCATAGAAGCGTCATAGGCACTCTGATCGTACGTCACAGACTGAGATCCCGTTGTAACCTGAATGGCCTGATCCACAGGCATCTCATTCGCCCAAATGATCCATGCTTCAGCCGCCGCCGCCTCAGGGTCATTAGGGTGCCTCGCTGCGATCTCATCCTTCTGCGCGTCCGGCATATCCGGTGGCATCCAGTCCTGCGGTACAGCCATTACGACTCCTTAGTTGTCAGCGAGAAAAGTTAGAAGATGAGGGCCAGAGCACGGCCTGTCAATCACGGGGGGCAACGATTAGCCTCGCCTGACCCTCATCAGTCTAGTTGTTAGCCCACGCCCGTTCGTGGGTTTGTTTCAGTCCTACGGAGCGACAGGCGTCATTGCCGAGATCGGCAGAAGCGGCGTGTCGTTCAAGACTGAAACAGGATCGGCGAGACAGAACGCAACGCGCATAGTGGCGCGGATAGCGATGCTGTCACGCTCTGCAAGGCTGCCGAAACCAGTGATGTTGGCTTCAGTCAGGATCTTGGTCTTGACATCGGAGCGGAGGCCGAGAATGGCGCAAGAGTCATCAAGCGCAATTGCGGTGGCCTTGGTCTTGTCCCAACCCAGCGGGTAGGAGGTAGGTACGCCGTAGATGAATCCAAGGTTTGGATCGCCTTCGGTGGGTACGTAGATGGATCCGCCGTTGCCGTCCTTCTGACCACGGAGCGCGGTACGGAGCGCACGGTCAGCGAACACATCAGAAACGTCATAACCAAGCGCCTCAACCTGACCAAACATCGCGTTCAGGTCGTCAGCAATAGCGCCGGTTCCCGAAACAACAGTTCCCTGAGCCTGAGCAGCACCGAAGATGCCGCCAGCCGGGTACGAAGCGGGTGCGCCATTGCCGAAGAATACGGCTTGGTCAAGTACGCGACCGAACTCTTGCACGATAAGGCTGGTGGTGCGAGACACAACGTCAATGCTGGAGTCAGCGATCACGTTCTCAGAGATCGGCACGATGACGGCGATCTCCTCAGCCTGCAGCCAGACGTTCTTCCACGCCGTTGCAGACTTCGGCTTGATCTCCTGATCTGCCGTCAAGAAAGTGGCAGTTGGGAGTGCCGAAAGCACGGGGATACGCTCAGTGAACGTTCCCATTGGGATCACAGTCAAGTTACGCAGTGCAGCACTCGCCTGTGGGAGTTGATTTACTAATTCGGAAGCCAGAACAACATCGAATGTTGCTTCAGCATTGTCGAAACCGACATTTCCAGAATCTACGGCCATGATTTTACCCTCCTATGGGTGGTTAGTCGTGGCCTGAGGTGATTTACCTCTTGCCTGCCACGATTTGACGCAGTAGGTCATTCGCATTCGGTGGATCAACCTGAGTAGCAGGATTGGTGGCCTTACGAGCATCAGCCGATATTCTGGCTGGCGCTGGGGCTACCAGTTCCTTCAAGCGAACCGCATCCTCACGCATTTCTTCTTCAGTTGTGCCTTGTAGCCTCACAGCGAGGTCATAAGGGATTTGCTCAGAAAGAGCGACCTTATACTTGATGGCTTCCAACGATGATTGCTCGTGAGCCCTAATGGCATCAGCAAGGGCAGCATCTTTGTCTGCTACAACGTCCGGTGAAATCAACGAAGACATCTGATCCCGCATTGCCTTCAGTTCGGCCTGTGCTTTCTTAGACCTAGCCTCATGCCTGCGTGACTGTGCTTTCCAGTCAGCGGCCTGCGGCTCGCCAACCTCTTCGTTTACCTCAACGCTCTCACCTTGCGGTGCTTCTTCAATTATGCCTTCATCGCCATTCGGCTGTTCGTTCATCAGTTTGCCTCCCATAGAGTATTATTCACTAAGACTATCATAAACGCAACTATGATCAAACGGCGTGTCAACTCAGGCTGCTGGCTTCTGAGTCCAAGTAGTCCATCCTGATGCGGATTCTTTCTTGAAAAGGGCACCAGTGACCTCACTGTAGAAAGGTTTTTGGCTCGATGGGTCATCCATAAGAACAGGGATCATGGCGCAACGACAGTTAGGGTGACGGAAAGTGGCTTCAGCGGCAGGGAACTGCTGACCGTTAAGTTCGTTGCAGATCCGGCAAGTACGGGAATCCCCACTCGCTGACCATTCCCAACCGTAAATAAGCCCATCGGCTGATGCTTGAATGAACGTGGCTTGAGTGGCCTGATCGTATGCTGCCGCAGTGACAGTGCGGGAAATCATCACTGACCGGGACTGACCTAAGGACATTTGGCTGTCAAGAGCCATGTCTATCTTCTTCGCTATCTTCTTAGAGTTCTCGCCAATGCTGATGCCTGTGGCTAGTTCGCGGCGTATCGTGTCCTGCACTTGGACGTTCAGTTTCGTCCAGTCGGCAGTCATTTGCCCACACCACCGTTGATTATGCTCGCTGCGACAGACGGATTACTTACATTGTCCCACCCGAAGGGTACGCCAGCACCGATCATTGACCCTTTAACGTGCCTAGGGAGTTCCGCCATAGTCGAATCTAAGGAGATTTTCGAGGCTTTCAGTGACCCGTCAATTATGGCTGCACTGACTTGAGCGTTTCCTGTAGGCATTGGCGTGAGGGACTGGATGGCTGTGGTGAGTGACCTTAAACGAACCTGCTCGCTAGCCGTGAGTGGATCCTTGCCCTGACTAAGCCTGACAGACCATGCCGCCACTTGCCCCTGTAACTGCCTATATACGTCCTGCCAAGCCTTTACAGCGTCCTGAGTGGGTGCGAGAGGAGCAGTAGTGTTGCCCATTAGCCTACGTCAGGTTCAGTAAGCATCGGATTACTGAGGAATGCGGCTGTCTGCTGCGCCATCTGTGACGCTGCCCCCACCTGCTCAGTGCCCTTGAGGAGAGTTGCCTCTGCGACCTCATCATTCGTCCAATGCAAGTACTTCTGCGCCGCAGCCTGCCAAGGGACACCCGCCGCCACCAAAGTAGCAAGAATCTCAGCGTTCTCCAAGTCATCATTCACCACTGGGGACTTCCACTCAGCGAAAGCCTCAATACCCAGCATATCGAATGCCTGCGTGAAGGCCTGCCCAAACTCACGCTGATGATCAAATATAGCCTCAGTGAATGGGCCCTCATCCGCCTTGATCGCTACGCCTGAAGCATTGCTCCCAGTAGCCACGTTGACACGCAAATGCCGGGGCAGTGAGGCAATCGTGAACAGGCTGTCCACCTCATTGTTTTTGGAGTCATCATAGTTGCGGAGGTCAGTGGCCCCCATCTCCTGCACACTCGCCTTAGCGTCAGAATCGCCCGGATCAAGAACAATGGCTGTGTCTGGCTGCTGCCGGATCGCCTCAGGAGTCAACTGCTGCCTAGTGAAGAAGATGCGCTGCTTGAATGCCCCAAACTCAGCCGCCACCAGTTTGTTGGCAGTGATCTTGTTGATCCTGTCCTGAATCGGGCTGATCTGATCCATCAGGGGGCTACCCAAATAGCCATACGGGTTCACCCCAATGACAGGGACACGGTCGAAGCCATGGGGCTCCTCCTCCTCAAGAATGAAGTCATCTGCGCCCGGAGCCTGCCCAGTCACTAGGGCATTCTTCCGACCCGGCCCCTTAGCCTTGTACCGGCGCACCACGGACTCATCCCAGATGGTGACCTTCCACTTATCGCCCTCAACGTACAGTTTCCCGGCCCACGAAGACTTCATCCAGTCATCAGGATCAGGGTGCGCGTACATCGTGGTCGCAGGGTTGGCGTATATGCCGTCCTCATTCACAGCCAAATATGCATGCCCATGAACCAGTGCCCAGCGGTAGAAGGAGTCCTGACGCAACGGATAGCCGCCATCAGTCCACATTTTGTCTGCATCCATAGCGCCAGTGCCCTCAAATTGGAGCAATTCAAGCCTGTGGATGCGGGAGTTGACGGCCAGACCGCAGTAGTTCTCTGTCAGGGAGTCTGCTAGGGCACGGAATGTCTCAGCAAGTTTGGGTGTCAGGTAAATCTTGGGTTGAATGCCACTGTAGTAGCCCCATCGGGTCAATAGTTTGCGATCTTGGGTGTGGGCAATGGTTAAATCTATGGCCTCAGACCAGTCATCAACGGTTTCGAGATGCACGAAGTTCCTCCAATAGTGAGAGTCTAGGTAATCCTAGCAGACTAGCGTTGTTTACGTTGCCATTGCGTTCTGCCGCGCCCTGTGTTCACGGAGAAATCGTCTCTGGCAAGTCCGACATCCCCTGCAACCTTGGTTGGTCACAAAAGTGTTGGCCTCATCAAACTCATGGCCTTGCTTGCAATGTGTTCTTTTCTCCATGCCATTGGCAACGTGCCGACCACGCTCAATCATGTCTCTCGTATTCTCAGCCGCAGTTCCGGCCCTCAAATGGTCAATGTTGATGCAGGCTGGTGTGTCGCAGGAGTGCAGTATGAACAGGTCGGTATGGCCGTGGTCTTGCATCCAGACCAGACGGTGAGTGCTCACCATTGTGCCACCCAGCCATATCTGACCGTACCCCTGCCTCAATGAGGCTTCCCAAATGTCGCATTCAGTCATGTGCCTATTATAGCCCATAGTGTCTGGAAAACCCGTTGCGCGATTGGGATGGTGCGCCCTTGCATCAAGGCAGTCATCCCCCAAACAAAAGCATCTAGTCTGTCGGGGGAGTCGGAGGATTCGGGACTCCATTGGGTAAGTTCGTCTTCGAGGTCTTGGAAATAACCACAGAGATGCACCCGGAACTGCTCTGACAGGGCAGAAACAGGCTCTGCTCGTATTCGTTTTCCCCTAGTGGCATGGACTTTCCTAATAGGCAGGTCTGGATCAATAGTTCGTAAGACGCTTTCATTGAGATCCCCTCCTTGATTAACCTCGATGACAATATGATCGGCCTTCGCAGCGTAAAATGCAATAGCGACTTGCCGGGCCCATTGGTCAGGAGTGCCCTTTATGGTGTGATCAGCAAGGACATAGAACTCACCGTCCACCCCTTTCCCCACCGTTATGATGCCTGTCGCATCGCTGTCCTCAGTGAATGAGACTGCCGGGTCAACGCCTACTACGATTCTCTCCATCTCAGGAGCCTTGATAACACGGGTTTCGTCTAGGTTCTTGGCTGTCCAAAGCGCCCCTTCAACATCCTCAATCAGTTCCCCATACAGTTCTTGGCGGCCCATTCTGGATCCCTCATACCGAAGTTTGAGTTCCTTGAGTGCCTCACCAGACAAGTTGGCTGCGTTGTCGAACGTGCTGCCCCTAGTGACAATGGTAGTTGGGTTGTCTTGGAGGGCCTTCAGGAACTTGGACGGCTTAGGAGTGGTTGTAGCAACGATTTTGGGGTGCTCGCCCAGCCGGAGTCCAAACTTGAGTTGGTTCCAAGCCTCCTCCATGTACCTCCATGCGGCTAACTCATCAACCCAAGCCCCGTGATGCTGGGGGCCACGGAGTCGCTCCGGTTGGTCTGCGCTGAACAGTTTGATGCGTGAACCATTCTTGAGAATGACCTCACCAAGCGACCGATTCCAGTTCCCTGACATCCTGTACCTGTCCAAAACAGCCCTGATCCCACTGACTCCCTCAATGCAGGTATCCCTGACATCGGAATATGTGGGTGCTACGACAGCCCAGCGAGTGTTCGGGTTATTGACAGCCTGCCACACAATCCATTCTGCACCAGTTCGGGTCTTGCCCCAGCCCCGGCCTGACTGTATGAGCCACGTATTCCAGTCACCCTCAGGCTCAATCTGCTCCTCACGCGCCTGAACGCCAGCCCAATACACACGGGCACTGGCTCTCTGCTCAACGGAGATCACGTGTCATTCTTCAGCATCCGCAGGAGACTGTTCACCTTGTCGCTCACTTCGTCCCCATCATCATAGACAAGTTCCACTTCCTGCTTAATCGGTGCATCTAGGCCAAGCAATTTAGCCCTCTTGTCCATGCACTTGAACACAATATCCGCTGCTTTTGGTGACGGGTCTGTGTTCGCTGCCCCTAGCGCTTTGGGCCACCATGTCAGGACCATGCGGTCTAGCCTGCGTAACTCCTCATAGCGGATCTCATCAGCGACAGGCTGAATAGCCTCATCCATGGCTGTCTTGTAGGCCTCATACGCCTTAGGTGCGTCTACGTAGCCCACCTGTGTAGCGATCTGCTCGAATGTCGCACCACCTAGGCGCATAGTCATTACTTGTTGACGCTTACGGACTCGCTCTGCCTTGGACTCTATCTCAGTCACTTTGCCCCCCTCTTGGTTTGGGTGTCGGTGTGGCGGTATATCTCTGAGGCTATCATAGAAGGTTCTCTTGTGCTTGTGTCTATGGTGATGACTTCTATGTTTTGTTGGGTGCATAGGGCTGCTAGGTTTCTTGCTCCTGTCTTGCGTCCTTTGACCCATGATTCTGCTTGTAGTTCGGTTCCTAGGCGTTCTGAGCGTTGTTCCCTGCGCTGTGCGGCATTATCCGCAATCAAGTACGCGACTGTGAGGTTCGTATGCTTACTGAGCGCCGTGAGGAAGGCTATGTTTGCGAGTCTCGCCCCCTC